AGAATATGGTTGGTATTATGAAGACTGACTATAATGTAGAAGATCTGTCATATGAAGAGTTAACAGTTAACAAGGAAACCGTACTTAACTCATCTCATTAATTATGAATTTTTTATTTGGTATTCCTTATTATAAAGAAAAAATTGATTATACTCTTTTTAATAAGAAAAAAATAATTGAAGATATTGAAGAAAATTACAAAAGATCTTCCTATAGAAGCAAATGGAAATATTATGATGATATGCATCATAGTTTTAATGATGATAATAATTCCGAATTTATCAAACTTGACTATAGTGAATTAATTCCATTGTATAATGAACATATTTCGATTTTTTTGAATGAAATTCCAAGTTTAAAAAAATGGGAGTATACTTGGAGTATTCAAAATTATACAGCCACTACAAATAATCAATGCATGGAATCTCATCATCATCTTCCATCTTTGTTTCATGCAATTCATTATTTAAAATTTGATCCTGAGAAACATCAACCAACCATATACAAAAATAGTCACGATTTTTCAAAATATTTTACATCAATTTATCCAAATATTGATACGATATTTGATTTAAATAATATAAAAAATTCTTGGATGAGTGAAAAATATTTTTTAACTACTGAAGAAGATGATTTTATAATCTTACCATCTGCGGTTTTTCACGAAATCAGAAAATCTTGTTCTGATTCATTGCGAATGACAATAGTCATGAATATTGAAGTTGACAAATCATATATACTCTGATAAAATTGATCTGAAGGTTATTTTCTCTTATGGCAAAAGGATTTACGGTTAAAGCAAAAACTCCCCAGGTTCAGAAAGAAGAGTGGGATTATGTTGCAATTAAAGAAAGAATGAAAGGTAAGTCAATCGTCTTCTGTCTTCCTGGAAGAGGTTGTTCTTTTACTTTTCTCAAAGCATTTGTACAACTATGCTTTGATATGGTACAGAATGGTATGAGTATTCAGATTTCTCAGGATTACTCTTCCATGGTAAACTTTGCACGTTGTAAGTGTCTTGGTGCAAATGTTCTTCGTGGGCCTAAGCAAATTCCTTGGGATGGTAAACTGCAATATGATTATCAACTCTGGATTGACAGTGACATTGTATTCAACTCAGAAAAGTTCTGGCAACTCTGTGATCTTGCTCTGAATGCAGAAGGAGAGGAGAAGGAGATTGTTGCTGGTTGGTACGCAACAGAAGATGGACACACAACCTCAGTGGCTCACTGGTTGGAAGAAGATGATTTTCGCCGCAATGGTGGTGTGATGAATCACGAAAATGTGGAGGGTATCTCGAAACGTCGTAAGCCTTTCACAGTGGATTACACGGGATTTGGTTGGGTTCTGATTAAGAAAGGAGTCTTTGAAAATCTTGAATATCCTTGGTTTGCTCCAAAGATGCAAGTCTTTGAGTCCGGTGCGGTTCAGGATATGTGTGGAGAAGACGTTTCATTCTGTCTCGATGCCAAGGATGCTGGTTTTGAGATCTGGTGCGATCCGAGGATTCGTGTGGGACATGAAAAAACCAGAGTCATCTAAGACTTTTGATATCTTATATCAAGGCCGGAGAATCTATCAGAGTCTCTCTCATGAACAATGTGCAGAGGTACTAGAAGAAATCTCTCAACAATACTATGAAGATCAATCATTCGATGCAAACCTATTAGAACTGGAGGAACATTATGGCAATTAAAGGTGGAATGAATAAGGTAATCTTTGAACCAGGCCCACCGAAAAAAACTCGGCAGGGACGTTCAGCAAATACTTTGTTATCTGCTACCTCTCGTAATGGACGTAAAAAGAAATATCGAGGCCAAGGTAAATAATTTTTTGAGTGCTTAAATAGAATTAAGCACTCTTTTTTTTATGGCATATCTGAATCATAATCTTCCAACATTCACTTGTTATATTCGTAATGAATTTCTTTACAATCACAAACAAGGACACGGTGAGGTAACATTGTGTGATGTACACTCTGTAGCATCATTGGAAAAGCACGTACCCCTCTTTGAAACGTTTCTAGAAAATGGAGTAAATTGGACACGAAGGCCAATTCATGCATTTTGTTGGAAACCTGATGCACCAGTTCCAAAATTAGAAGAATGTATGTGGTGGGATTGTTTTTCTCCTTATGTTGATGTTCAAGTTCGTTCAAGATTGGCTAATTTACGCGCCGAACTCATCAATTATCGAGGAGAAAAAAATGAAGGTGTCTACATGTTCACTCTTGATTGGGCATGGGAGTCAAAATCAACACTGAATACTAATTTCAGTGAGACTCCAGAGCATAAATGTGCTCATTTTTTCAAGATGGATAATGGAAACTTTTATGCATACCCAAATAATAAAATTTTGTGGTATGATGATGCGTGGATTCGTAATCGAATTGCAAAAAATCCAGGGTATGAAATCGATCTAACTGAGTATTCTGTTGAAAATTTAAGAAGAATTGAGACTTCAGACGATTTTATGTATGAAATTAGGGATAGCAACCCCGTAAAAAGTTCTGATTTTAACGAATCAGGAGCAAAAACCAATGGCCAACAGTCCAATTGATAAAGGTGAAGACTTCATTCAGTCAGGAATGACATTGATTACCGAAATTTCTTCAGAAAAATACCTTCAAAAAGCAAAAAAACTTAAAAATTACAAAATGCCCAATGATCGTTATTCAAGACATTGTGGCGGTGCAGGCGGATTTGATGATTTTGTTGAAAGGTGGCATGAATAAGTCAAAAAACACGAATAAATAAGTTAGATTTATCATATTTTCATGCCCACAGAACGGGTAAGTAAGGCATTCAAGGACATCAGTATGTCATTTCAGGTAAATCCCCTGAATTATGACTTGATTGTGACTAAAAATGAGACAGCCATTGCTCGTTCTGTTCGAAATCTTGTTCTGACGTACCCTGGAGAACGTTTTTTTAACTCAAATTTGGGTTCTAGAGTCTCTAGAGCACTCTTTGATAATGTTGATCGTGTTTCCGCGTCAATTATTCAAGATGAAATTCGTAATACAATCGAAAATTATGAGCCAAGAGTGAATTTGACAGGTGTAGATGTCAGTCCAGACTACGATAATAACACTTTTAACGTCACAATTCGATATACAATTGTTGGAATTGATGTTTTACCTCAACAATTGTCATTTGCCTTACAACCGACACGATAAATGGCACTAGTTAACTTTACAAATCTCGATTTCGATCAAATTAAAACTTCGATTAAGGATTATCTTAGATCGAATTCGAATTTTACTGACTATGACTTTGAAGGATCGAACTTATCGACTATTATTGACGTTCTTGCGTATAATACATATATCTCCTCATATAATGCTAACATGGTTAGCAATGAGGTTTTCATTGACAGTGCGACTTTAAGAGAAAATGTCGTCTCTCTCGCAAGAAATATTGGTTATGTCCCCAAATCACGTTCGGCTTCAAAGGCAACAGTTTCATTTTTCGTCGATACTACAGGATTTACAACAAATCCAATCACACTAACTCTTAGAAAGGGTATTGTTTGCACAAGTGCCACAAGTTTTGGTACTGAAAGTTATACTTTTTCGATTCAGGATGATGTCACTGTTCCAGTTGTGAACGGAATTGCTTCCTTTGATGGAATTGAAGTTTATGAGGGTACATATTTAACTCAAAACTTTACCGTAGACGCAAATAATCCAAATCAAAGATTTATTCTTCCAAATGCAAATATTGATAGTAAACTTATTCGTGTAATTGTAAGAAACACTCAACAAAGTTCTTTCACCCGCAAGTTTAGCCTTGCTGATAACTTAATTGGAGTCAATAGTGAATCAAAGGTTTTCTTCATTCAAGAAATTGAAGATCAAAGATATGAATTAATTTTTGGTGACAATGTTTTTGGCAAAAAACTTGACAATTTAAATTATATTGAAGTTGCATATGTTGTGACGAATGGAGAATCTGGAAATGGAGTTTCTTCATTCACGTATAATGGTAGGATCGTAGATAATAATGGAACTGTCGTAACATCTGGAATTTCTTTATTAACGACAGATGTTACCTCTCAGAACGGCGCAGAGATTGAATCGATAGATTCAATTAAAAAGTACGCACCACGCATCTATGCGTCCCAGAACCGCGCTGTAACTGCCTCTGACTATGAAACTATCATTCCTACACTTTATCCCGAAGCCGAGTCTATTTCAGTTTTTGGGGGAGAAGAATTGACTCCTCCAAGTTACGGAAAAGTCTTTATTTCAATTAAACCTTTTAATGGATCTTTTGTACCTAATAGCGTTAAAGATAACATTAAAACGAGATTGAGAAGTTACAGTGTTGCAGGTATCGTTCCCGAAATCTTAGATCTGAAATATTTGTACGTTGAGTATGATAGCACGGTATATTACAACACAAATACAACTTCTGGAGTAGATTCTTTAAAAACTTCAGTTGCATCAAATATTGAAAAATATGCAAACTCAACAGAACTTAATAAGTATGGCGCAAGATTTAAATATAGCAAATTTTTAAAAATTATCGATGATACTAATCAGGCTATCACATCAAATATCACTAAAATTGTGATGCGTCGAGATGGAAAAATTGAAAA